GCTCTTGCACATGTGTAAAACATATAGACCTTTCATAAGAGTCTAACCCTTTAGTACTACTTTTTATGAAATAACTAAATACATAAAAAGGATTACTTACTTTGGCAAAATCTTTTGCCGTATTATATACGCTTGATTGTATATTGATTTCACTGGAAAATTTTATCAAGCTGGCTATTGGATCAAGTACAGAAGCTTTAATAAGTCCCCTTATTAATTGCTCTTGCACATGTGTAAAACATATAGACCTTTCATAAGAGTCTAACCCTTTAGTTCCTGCTGTCGCTAAGTCTTCAAATAATACTTCAAACTCGCTATTTAGTTCCGTTAAATTCATTTAATACTTTCTCGCTTATCGCTAGTTTAATATCACCATTAGTTTTATCTGCTAAATATTCTGCAGCATTCCGTAAGGTCGCAACTTTGCCTTCAAAAGCAAGTGGGATGTCATCAAAATAATAGAAACTACTTTTAATTTCTATTACTTTTAAAATTACTCCCATATTAATAATTCCAATTTCAGTAAACAAAGGATCATCTAGTGTTTTCTTAAACAATAAAGGAGCTTTGTCTGCTGCCACATTAACCATTTTTCTAAGTTCTTCTGTAGAAATTTTAGGATTGATTCTTACTTTTGTATTTAAAACATACAATATCATTCTTTCCCTTGATTCTTCTAATGAACCTAATAGTTTGTAAACTGATTTTTTCAAGTCAGCTTCTTTTAAGTATACTTTAGTCTCTTCATTTTCTTTAAGTCTAACATACCTGTAAGATTTCTTATGTGTTTTAGATATTGAATTAGGAGATATGACATTGTCATACGCTAATAATATTTTATCTATCAATAAGTCATAAGCATCTGTAGTGTCTAAACTTAATCCGAACTTTGGCATCTCTATTACAATTGCAGCAAGATATTGATTATTCCTGTCGTTTGTATTAAGGTCCCCATCTTCTAAGTTTAAAGCATCTGTTATGAATGCCTCTTCTTTTTCTGTTAACTCTAAATTCCATCTACCAGATTCTTTTCTTAGTACATAAAATTTATCTATTGCTGAGTCTAATTTTCCATCCCAAAGAACGTGCTTTGGGTTTGTTACTCCGTATACTCTCCTTGGAATATATCTATACATTACTTTGCCTGTATCTACAGGCGCTGCGATTCTCTTTTTAATTGTCATTTTAGCCTATGTTAAATTAATTATTATTGAAGTATTGTTGGTATTAATGCAACAGTACGTCCAGAATCTACAATCGCAGCTCCGAAAGAACCGTATCTTGTATATTTTGCACTATCTTCAGAATGTGACATATTCTGAATGTTTCTCTCTCCTGTGAAAGGATTTCTGAAACCTGATTCATAACCCCAATCATCACCTCTATCTAATTCTACTTTGTAGATATTAGGTTCGTCTTTACCACCTAAGTAATAGATATCATAACGGTAAGATTCAGCAACACCACCACCTAAATGGGGAGCTCTAATTTTATTTCTTACTTTAGAATCATACATAGGATCTGTCTCAACTTTTACATGGTATCCCATTGGAGATAAAAACTCCGTAAATTGGAAACCAGCTATAAATGCATTACTGTGCATTGGAGAAGATGTTTGTTTATAAACACCAGGATTGTTTTGACTTAATGAAGTCCAACCTGAAGTAGTCTCAAGTACTGCTTTATGGAATTGAGATGCACCACGTTCTCCAGTTCTTAGTAACACTGTACGTTGGTTATACTCTAATCTACCTTCACCAATATCAAACAATAATGATTCAAGAACTTGCAAATTGAATGTATCATAATAGATTACATTTGAAGTCTCTTGTTGCTCTCTAAGACCCATACCTTGTTTGATATAGTACCCAGATTTTCCAATATTGGAGTAACGGCCATCATCAGCTCTGTTAGAACGAGAGAAAGCAATTGCATGTGCTTTTTCATAAGACCATGTTTTCTCTAAAGTCCATTCTACTGCAGGCATCCAAGTAGTAGTTTCAATTTCTTGATTTCCTCTTTTCAAAAGAATAGAAGAAGCCACTTTTTTACTAATATTTTTACCTGGCTCTTTGTGCTCTATTCTAATAGTAGTCATTTCATTACCCATTCTTACTGGAGAAGCAAAAGTAATTTCACCACCTTCAGTAGACATAGTGTCTTCAACAGGAGAAAAATCTTTGCTAAATCGTTTACCAGCAATTAACTCAGAACCTGGACACCCATTTTGGTTGTTACCCATTAATTCTGCAGTATATGCAAAACGTCCAGAACCTTCATCAATAGGATCAGACTTAATTCTGAATTGATACAATTCATTTTTCTCACCCACAATCATGTGAACATTAGAAAAATACATTTCAGGGAAAATTAATGTTATTTCTGCACCGTATGCTCCTACATTATTGTCGCTTACAAGTACGGTAGCTCCATCAAATATAGCCTCTACTAAAGGGATATTTCTTTCGCTATCTCCTGTGATGTCCCAAAAGAACTCACCTTCTTCCTCCAATTTCTTGATAGGAAACATATCTAACAGTGTATCCAAATTTCTTACTCCCGCAGAAGAAAGTAACCGGGTCACAGTTTTTTTCAAAAATTGTTGCTTATTCTGAAACATTATACCCAAATGGTTGTCAGTGACTAACCCTGTTACGCTTTGTGCTTCAGTAAATTGGTACTTCTGTAATTTACTCATCTTTATAAAAATTTAATTAAACAATATCATCTATAGTATCCATATCAATCAATGTTCTATTAGGCGTCGATGACTTCTCTGTAAAACTTTTACCTGAGCTTATGTTAGACACAGAGTCTCTAAATTGTTTGCTGATACGTGTTTCAGCACTTCTGTCTAGAGCATTAAGATTAGAAAATCCATCTGTGACTGTATACAAATATAGTAAGTTCTTTTCAAACTCAACGGGATTTTCGTGTTTATATTTCATAACAGCATTCATAGGCTCACCAGAAGATGTATATCCAACTACTGTTTGTAAGGCTCTTTTTAGCTTCGCCTGTGTAGGCGCTGTCACTTTTCTATTAAGTATTTCACCAGACTCTATAGCCTTAACTATACTGTTAGCATCTTCTTCAGCTCTAGTTCTAGCATTATCTTTTTCTGAAGAAGCTCTTTGTAGTTCTTCGTCACGCATAGTATTAAGATTAGCTTTACGCAAGTTCAAAGCACTCATTGCTTCTTCTACGTGCTTGCCAGAAGTTTTAAACATCTCGTAATATCTTGCAGCTGTAGCATCATCAAAGCCTCTATTTTTAAACTCAGAGATAACTAAGTTCTGTGCTAAGTCATCATCTCCTCGTACTTGCTCTTCTGTTATAGCATTAGTATCAGACATAGCTCTTTCTATTTTAGATATAGTAGAGAATGATACTCCAGCACTCATATATTCTTCTATGGCCTTAGCTCTGTCTCCTAATCTAGAATTAATCTCAGCTTCATAACGAGCTACAAACTCTTCTTCGTTTGTAATAGGATCATCTCCCTCAGATATTAAACCTCTGTCAGATAAAAGTCCTGCTAATCCTGTAAAGAACTCAGCATCTCCTGTACCTTCTTCGTCTTTATTTACTAAGTCGTCATTAGCTTTTTCAAATTCTATTTTTTCTTCCGGTGTAAGTTCTTTCTCTACATCCTTTATAATAGGATTTCCCTCAGCATCCAATTCTGGTTCTGGTGCAGGTGTAATATCATTTCCTGCTGAATCATACACTTTGTCTAATTGCTCTCCGTCATTCCATATTTTTTCTGGTGCTTGAGTTCCCTCCACATCTACTATGTCATCAATATTATCCATATTGATTTCTTTGCCTTTGTTGTCTTCCATGATTATTTATTATTGGTTACAGGCTTTTGATTTACAGCCTTTGCTTTTGTTTTACTATCCTTCTCTTTAATATCTAATTCTCTATCTTTCTGAGAGTTTTCTTTATGGTCTTTATCTAAATCTTTTTGATAAGTAAGCATATTCATTTTCATCTCTTCTAAAGAATCAGTTCCTTCTAAAGTTAATTGTCCACTAGCTATAAGCATTTCCATCTCTTTCAGTTTCATTTTTACAGCTGCTTCTGTGTCTACTTTATATTTTTCCATATTTCTGTCAGCATCCTTATCAGCTTTTACTTCTGCACTAGCATTCTGTGCTGCATTCTGTTCAGCTTCTTGTGCTGCAGTCATTTGGTCTTTCTTCTCATCTTCGTACTCTTCAATCAACTTACGCTTCTCTGACATAGAATTTGAATTCATAATATCAAATATAAAAGAGAACTCTCCACCATTCTGCATAAATGCATGCGATGCTTGTTGAAGTAATTGTTTATACTCTTGAGATTTTTTTGCATTGGTTACCCTTACTCCTAAATCTACGTTAGCTAAATCTTCTTCAGTGATCTCTAATATCTCTAATATTTTAGAGTCTAGAGTATAACGTAGTTTCTTAGGATTATCTTTAAGCGCAGTTTTAGCAGCTTCTATAAAAATGTTAAGTGCTTCTAGTTTTACTTTCTCGTGCTGATAGAAATACCATTCAGTAATGTGAGAACTCTGAGAGGTAGCTCTTTCAATACCTCCAACAGTTTCTCTGTTACTTACTGCACCAAGTCTTTGTGGTACCACTCCAAGAGCATCCGACATAGCCTTCTGTAAATACTCTAAGATATTTACTAGCTGTTGGATGTATGTTGAAAAATCGAACGATTGAATCTGGTCTCTACCTGAAGCTAAGTTTCCAGCTAATTGTCCTGTACCGGAACCTTTTGAAACTTCTTTAAAACTATCCACAAACTTAGTATTGTATTTAAACATATACCCAAGCCATTTCAAGGTTCCCCAAGAAGCTGGCTTTTTTGCAAAATCCATTTCTAATATAGGCCCTACATTCTTACTCATTGCTACAATCATTCTGTCCATAGTAACATCATAAAGATATTGGTATGGTCTAATTCTTGTCATAGGTGGAATAGCTTCTCTTTCATTGATGTTATAAATTCTACCTACAATTCCAGGATGACCTTCTGCCAAAGAGCCTAATCTATTATAGCGAATAGGGATTGGGTGCGCATCTACTACAATATCTGCTCCTATCAAAGTTCCTATCCACCATTCTATAATCCATACTTTTTCTAGAAGAGCTTCCCCTTCTACCATTTTATAGTTTATGGATACTACTTTTACTTGCTCTCCTCCAGTAGACTCATCTTGATAAACTACTTTTTTAACTTGCTTGTAAGCTTTAAATCTAATTCTTAAATGTCTAATTCCTCCAGCATCATCTACAAAATTATCACTTAGCTCTGTGCCAAGTATATCTCCAACAGCATTAAACTCGTGACTTACATTACCGTAAGTTTTATCAAATAATCCTGAATTAGTTTCGTACAATAATATCCTATCTACTTCTTCTTCTGATAACATAGCACCATAACGATCTATTAAATATCCAGGAGGTTGGTGGGACTCTACAACTATTAAATCATAGTCTTCAAATTTGTGTGATTTTCCACCACCGTATACGCGTACATTAGATGTATTTAGAACTTCAAAAGTAGGATTTCCATTTACTATATCAATCTCATAAGCCTCTTCTCCCATAAGCCAAACTCGTCTAAACCCTTCTACAAACTTCTCTTCTATTCCAAGTTTATCGTAGTATTCTTCTAATAGTGCAGAACCCTTTTTCTCCACCATATCTTTGTAAGTGTACTTTAGATACCTTGTAAATTTCTTTATCTCAAGTTTAAGATTGTCTGGGTTATTCTCGTAAGTCTTTTCAAGTTCTTTTATCTTGGCATCTACGTAAGAACGAAGACGTTCTTTCTTTTCATCTATACCAATGTTATTGGTAATATCTACCATGGCTTCAAATGGTCTGTCAATTTCTTCTCCTACAAGTAAATCTATAATAGGCGCTGCTACTGGGTAGTGCTGAATTTCTCGTGTATCTTCTATAGTCTTTAAATCTAATGGATTCAATAAACCTACAAAATCTTCTGCATGCAATCTATTGTTATACAGATCCAGGTTTATTATCTTGTCTCTCACAGAAGCTCTGATACTATCTGAAGTATAAAGTGACATATTGTTGGATACGAAAGTAAACATTTCATTTATCCATTCCTTCATTGCTTTTTGTCCCCTTGGTTTTTTTAAAGAAGGTACTGTTGTATATCCCATTTTCTATTTTTTAAAAATCATCTAAACTTTCCTTTAGTTCTTCTGGAAATAAGGAAGACGATGGAAACTGACTATTCTCCCCCTCGAAGAAGTCATCAGTATTGTAGTCATCTTCCTTGTTCTCATTAAACTTATTAGCTTCTACTATTCTTACTAAATCTTCCCTGTATATGAATAACATATTACCGGAAGATATTGTATCGTAATTTCCAAGTGGGTCAAACATTACAACCTCCCTTAGATATTCTATATTGTCTACAGTCTCTATACCTAGCTTATCAGTATAATAAGCATGCTGTTTTCTCATCCATGCTGCCTGTAATCTACGTCCCCAAGCATTTATAGGAGCAGTAGCTCTGGTTCCTTTAGCAGCATTACCTACCCTAGATCCTTTACCTTTTATAAGTTCTTTTTCTGCTAATATACCTGGAGTATCTGCTAAGTAGTGTAGTGCAGCCATCCTTTTAAAGTAACCATAAAGACCTTTGAAATTACTTTCATAATTTGCTGTGGCATTATAAAGTACGCACAAACTTAGCGCAATCTCATAGTCCTCATCTATCATTACATGTCTACCTAAGTACCATGCTACAATGTCATCAGTCCATAAATCCATTACTTGTATAGAAAACAAAGAACCTGTTGTATCATCATCATCTAACGTGTCAATACCTATTATGTACCTAAATGATGGTATGGAACCATCTTTGTGGGTAGCAGGCATTTTCTTTATCGTTATCGCAGCTCTGTGTCCTTGCTTTCCTGTATACGGATATTCTGTAATAGGAAAATAATCATTGCTGTGAACTAATGATACTTTGTACTCGATTCTTTTTAGGCGGCAATAATGGAATCCAAGTGTTCTGTTATCGTAATCTGCTGAAAGTTCTGCTATGCATTCTTTCGCAGTTTCTTTAGGAAACACGTTGTCAACCATTACAGTAATAGCTTCAAGTGGAGTGATAGCAGACTCTGCTTTCTTTCTTGCAATTTCGTCAGGATCATCTAACTCCTTCTCAAGCTCTTTACGTTCTGTAAATATAGTAATTAAATTTTTAACTATGTCTGTAACTCCATCTTTATTATACGACCTAGGTCTGTTCATATAATCTCCTATGAAGAACCCACACACAGAATTAGTGGATTTTTTATCAAATACATTAGTTATAAAATGTATTCCGTAAGGCTTCGGTTTAAAGAACAATGTAGTTAATCCAACAAAGTCAGACTGCTCGTCTCCACCCGTTCCCTGGGCAAGCTGTAATCCAAATACATTACCCCTATCATTTAAAGACCTATCTACAATACGCCAAGTATCTACAAGTCTTCTATGGGACCCACCTTCCTCGTGAATAACTAGTTTTCCCCTCTTACCCCTAATGTTATTTGGCTCTTTGGTATTACGTCCTATAATTTCTGATAGGTACCCAACATGTGTATTGTTGTTAGCTTTGTCTTTGTACCCAGCTTTGTATGCGGTAAGTGAAGAAACAATTTTCTTCTTTTTGTATGCTGTATTTACTTGCATGAATGCCTCCATGTCTTGTACTTTATTCATGATACCATCCTCGTAAAGATACCCATCAAAGGATGCAGTAACATAAGACTTAGACATTTTAATAAGAAAGAAGTTTCTTACAGTCATTGACGCAGATTTGAAACTCGCACCAACTCCCCTGCATTTCAAAAGAACTGCATAATCACCATTCTCCTCAGCCTGGTCTATATAATGGTAGTAGAAGTAATCTATCTCCCACATATCTGCAAACTTCTGTACCCTATCTGATTTTACTTTAGCACCGGCTTTAATTTCCCCAACTTCTTCTGTAACCATTATAGGGGAGAAGTTCCAATAAAAATAAAGATACCCAGGAATCCATTCTCCATCTTTGCGTGTATATCCTTCTAGTGACCTCCTCTTTTGCTCGTCCCAATACCTTTTATAATCTGAATTTGGGTTACGAGAAAACTTAGATGCTGTGTAGTACCCATACTTTTGGTAGTGTAGTCTGTCGGCTATGAAGTACTCCATATTAACCAACACATGTGGATTAGCTACATCCACTATAATTTTCTTATTCTTCTTTTTAAGCTCTTTTACTTTGGGCCTGTCTGGGGCTATAAGTCTTTCTACAAATTTTACTGAGTGTATAAATTCTATTAGATTAGCATATACCTCTGGTTCTAGAGATGCTTTTAACTCCGATGTTATTGGAGTTTGAAATTCGTTTGTATCTAATAAAACTTTAGTCTTCATACACTCCTAGGCTTCCACCACCATACACATCTACTTCAGAAACGAAATGCTTTTGTAAGCGATCTTTAAATTTTCTCAAATCTTCTTCTTGCTGTGGTAGTGATGAATTAATTGCTGTAAAATCTTTATAAGATACGTAATTTCCTTGTACTTCTGTTATAGTATCTTCAGAATCTCCTTCAGCATTAGGTGTTGTAACTTTAATAAGAGTCATATCTGCAGCATACTCCTTCAGCTTAGTGACATTAGCTTTCATCACTACATACAATCCGGTCTGCTCTTCGTCCATCAATTTTATGTAGGTCTTCTCTGCTTTGTCAAATATTTTAATCCTATTTATCTCATCCCCTTTATACACAAATGCTTTCACTTGCTTGAACCTTTCCTTCAAATCTTTGAACTCTAATAAGAACCTAGAATCAAAATAATGCATATAGTAAATCACAGCAAAAGCAGCCATGGCCCTTTCTTCATTATTTAACTTGGCAGTATAATAATTATACAAATCCCTAAAGTCTTTTATAATAAATGCCTTCTCTGTAAGTTCTAGTGCATTATTTTCATTCAGTCTTATTATCATTGCTCTAGCTTATATTTTATGTGACGATCTGTTAAATATAAATATTTAGTAGAGCCTATTTGCTCATAAGGAGGTGCGTAAAGTATTTTGTCTTTCCCTATATCGTGCTTAGGCGCTTCTCTAGTAGTAGCAAACATTTCCACATTTATCATAACCCAATCACCTGCTTTTAGAACTGAGTTAGAACCTGCAGCAACTACCACCTGCTTAGGAGATAAGTGCTTCTCTGTCAGCAATGCTGAGTTTATGCTGTGTGCTGATGTAAGTATTGTATTAAAAAATACTTCTACTTTAGGCACTACTACTTGTCTCTTTTCTGGAGATGTGTACTGCATTATTTTTTTGTCTTCTTGTGCTTCTTTACCCATAATTTTTCTTCTTTTAAAATTTCGTAATAATTATCAAATTGTTTTTTATAGAATTCATTTCTTATAATTTCAAACTCTTCTTTAGTGAATTCTCCATTAGCATACATATCTACAAATAGCTTCGGGAATATAGTTCTAAAATAACCTATGTGTGTTTTAGATACTGATGGTTCTCCAGGCAACCACTTGTGCATATTGTGGGCCAAATATACTATATATAGATGAACTGCATTTAATACCTTTCCTATTTGTGCTTGTGTTACTACCCAATCTCTTTTTTTAAAATGAGCTATGGTTCTATTCATAGCAATTACATGCACCTTCTGTTGATACACATTCATAGGATAGTTTAATTCGTAATACGCGTTCTTTTTTATTTTCATGTAGAAATATTAAATGCTACACTTATACCATCAGTTATAAAATCTTTATTTACATCTCCTTCTTTAAAGAACTCCTTTAGCTTCAAACCTTTCACATGTTTCCTTAGAATTACAATACTCATATCTAAATCCTTCATTATATTCTTTAGAGTTCTAGGATCTTTTAACTGCGCAATTAAATCTAATTTTACTTCAATCTCATTGCCTTCTTTATCTATATCTAAACCTTTTATAGGATTTTTTACATAGTAATTCCTGTAGAATAGGAACTCTGCTCCTATTGCGATTTCTCTCTGGTTGAAGTCGTATTTTATAGATTGTACAGACATAAATACTCTGTAGAAGTCCTTGGTACCTGTTGCTTTAAAAATCTTCATCTAATAGCCTAGTGTTAAATTACACAGTAAAATTACGATATAAATTCAATATAAAGTAATTTATTAATAATATTTATTATCTTTGTGTCACAATAAAGTAATATGTGGTGTTATATAAATACAGAAGTGGCTACTAAATTAGGATTTTCAAAAGCGTCTATCCTGGAGCATTTCTTTATGAAAAATCCCCATAACAACAAGGTTAATTTTAATGTAAGTAATCTGTCGAGAGATCTGCCAATCTCGTTAAGCACAGCTCAAAGGAGTATGAAAGAACTTGTGGAAGAAGAATTTTTAATTAAACACTCTCGTTCTGTATACTCATTCTCTACTAAGTTCTTTACTACCTTTGAGGAATACAAACAAAAATCTATAGAACTATGAATAAGTCAGCTAGTGCCTTTAATATTTGGTTCAATGAGAATGAAGACTTTCTAAGTCCGGCAGTTTCTATAGGCATAGCAAGAATTATATGGGACTCTTCCCAGGCAAGTGCTATGCACGATATAGTAGGTATGCTCACTGAGGGTACCTTAAAAATTAATTTAACTGATACCACTTCAAAGTTAAAAGAGGATTTATAGGTTTCTTTTCTACCTTAGTTATCCTCCAAGCTTCTTTCCAAGTAATAGGTTTTATATCTTTCATATTTTAATCAAATAATGCTAATAAATCATCATCAGCTTTTTCTATATCGTTTGGGTTGAATTGCATAAAGTGAGGTTCATGAGCTATTGTATAAGCAAGCTCTTCCCAATTACTTGGGTCAGCTACCCACAACCCCATCGCTTTCTTGTACTTCATAATGATTTAAGAGTTCTATATTTACAACTTTACCTACAGTTAATTCCTGACTTACTATAATACTGGCTCCGTCCAAAGGAATATTCATCGCTAATACAGTAGGCATTAAATCTACTTTAGAGCTTAGAATTTTTCCATAGAACTGTCCAAGGTATTCATAGCACCTCTGATATTCTTTATTTACAAATAATCTTCTTGCAAACTCAAATTTCTTTAAGCTGTCCTTGTCCTTTTCTAGGTGAGAGCAGTCCAATTGATAATAAATCTTCATCACTCTGTAAGCTACTGAAGAGTCCATATCCTCTGTTATTGCTCTGTCCCATTGTAAATATATATCTCTTAACGTCATTACATTATAGTTTGGAATATTACTTCATTACTGTTCTCACTGGTACCAACTCCATCTTTTATAGCTCTAACATACACAGTGTATTCTGCATTTGGTGTAAGCTCAAGTAACCTATAATACATGTGAGTTATTTCTATCTCACTATCATAATTACTTGCCGGAGCATATAATTCTCCGTCTACAAAAACTTCCCAGTAATCTATATCTACATCTTTCTTAGTTTCACATATTAGAACTGCAGATGTACTTGTTACGTACACTGCAGTTAATTTTGTTATGCTTCCAGGATCTGTTATTAACATAACCTATTTTTTAAGTTTAATGCTTTTTATTACAGCCTTTCTAGGTGCAGCTTTCTTAGGTGC